GCGAGCTTCAGGCCACAACCAACATCCGGTTTACATCGAACTCTGCCGGTGGCATCCAGCGGGTCATCAATTGGTTCGTGGTGGAGTGGACATCTGGCGTTGATATACAGCGTGGCAGTCTGGCTTTAAGCACCATTTCACAGACCACCAGCATCTCAGCAGTTATCTTAGATGACACTTTCCTGCTCCCCGGAGGCGAGAACAGGGCTGGCTCGACATGGGGCAATGACGACTGTTATTCGGCTGACATCAATACCACGACCACGGTGCGGTTTCGCAAATATAACGGGTCCAGTGGCACGGTGCAGTGGCAGGTCTGCGAGTTCACTACCGGCGCTGAAATTAGTGTGCAGCGCGGAGAGCAGGATACGGCCGACGCCAGCCTCACAGAGATCCCGGTCACGATCACCGCCGTCGATCAAGCTAAGAGCTTCCTCACGTCACAGTGGTCGCTGAATGGTAACTGGCTTCCAAACGCGGCGCCCCTCCTCTTAAAGTTTAACAGTGACACCGAGTTCGAGTTCCAGAAAGGAGTTGCCAATAACGATGAACAGCGGGCCACTTGGGAAGTCGTTGAGTTGGCCGACAATACGCAGGTTCAGACTGGCCTGGCGGCGTTTGCTAATGCTGATACATCGAACTCCCCTACAATCACTTCGGTTGATACCGACAAGACCTGTGTGTTCAACGGCGGCGACATGTCGTTGTCGAATGGCGGCGGCAAGACTGCGTTTGGTGGCGACGATGCAGTTGGCTTTTGTAACGCACGAGATGAGTTGACCGATTCGACTACAATTACTTTGCGTCGAATTGAGACTGGTGCTACCAGTGATTTCCAATGGCAGGTCATCGAGTGGGATGCGGCGCCCGGTGGCGCAATTGCCGCCGCCCCGGCGCTGGCGTTCGCGGTAGCCGCCGACCTTGCAGGCGACGGCCTGATATCCGCGGCGCCGGCGATGGCCTTCAACCTGTCGCCCGACCTGATTGCTACCGGCGCGCTCGACGGAGCCCCGGCGATGGCGCTTACCGTTGCCGCCGACCTCCGCGGGCGAGGCCAGATAGAGGCTGCGGCGGCTCTGGCCTTCACGGTAGCGGCCGATCTCAAAGCGCGCGGACAGCTCGATGCCGCAGTGGCGATCGCGTTCGCGGTAACGGCGGACCTGGAAGCACGCGGTGCGCTGTCGGCCGACGCCCAGATGGCGTTCAGCGTGGCCGCCGACCTGCAGGCTACCGGCGCCCTCGATGCGGCGGTCGACCTCGTGTTCAGCGTGGTTGCGGACCTACAGGCTGCCGGCGAGGGGCAAATAGCGGCCAACGCCCAGCTGGCCTTCACGGTAGCGGCGGACCTCACCGCAGACGGCGCCCTGGACGCGGCCCCGGCACTGGCCCTGTCCGTAGCGGCGGACCTGCAGGCTCGCGGGCAGCTCGACGCAGCCGCAGCGATGGCCTTTGCTGTTGCTGCCGACCTCAAGGCTCGTGGGCAGCTCGACGCGGCGGCGGCCCTGCTGTTCACCGTAGTAGCGGACCTCGACGCCCGGGGCGCTCTGGCAGCCGGCCCGGCGCTCATATTCTCGGCCGTGGCGGAGCTGGCTGCCCGGGGCCAGCTGGACGCAGCGGCCGCACTGGCGTTCACAGTCACGGCTGACCTATCAGGGGCGGCGGCGGGACAGATAAGCGCGGCAGCGGCCCTTGTGATAGCCCTCGTGGCCGATCTGGACGCTGTCGGGGCCCTGGATGCCGCCCCGGAGATGATATTCGACGTCGCAGCGGACCTGCTGGCGGAGGGCACGCTCACGGCAGCCCCGGCGATGGCCTTCACGCTGGTGGCCGATGCGCGGCTGGTCGGCGGCCTGGACGCCAACCCGAGCATGGCCTTCGCGGTCGGTGCGGACTTACAGGACGCGGCGGGTGGGCAGATAGCGGCGTCCCCGGCAATGCAGCTCAGTTTGAGCGCCGACATCATGGCCCGCGGTGCGCTGTTCGCCTCGCCGGCTTTATCGTTCAGTGTTGCGGCGTTACTATTCGACTCGGGCGCGCGCATCATTCCGAATTCGCTGCAGACGCTGCTGCAATTTTTAGACAATACCCGGCAGAATATCGACAAGGGCTTGGACAACGTGACCCAGACCCTGCAGGCCGGTCAATCGAATTCGAGCCAATAGGAGAGACACGATGGCCTCTTGCGACACTGACCTCTCGGGGATCTGCATCGCCCGCAAGCGCGGCGACACCGCGCCCGACAAAATATTCGTGACCGACCCGGAGAACGCCGGCGCACCCCTGGACGTGACCGGCTTCGGCTTTATTATGACCGTCAACACCGAGCAGGACCCGGAGCCCGTGGGCCCACCGATCATCGGCGTGGAGCTGGTATCGCTCACGGGGGCTATCGTTGACGCCGTTGGCGGCGAGGTGGACTTCCCCTGGACCGCCGGCGAGGCCGACCAGTTGCCGGAGACCTATTTCTACGACATCCAGCAGACCGACGGCGCCGGGCGGATACTCACGATCGCCAAAAACGAGTATATTTTCCAGCAAGACGTCACCAAATAGGAGCAGGGCATGGCGATCCAATTCATCATCGAGGACGGCACCGGGCTGGACGACGCGACCGCTTACGTCGACCTCACGGTGGCCGATCAGTATCTGGAAAACTCCGATCGCAAGACAGCGTGGCGGGCCTTCTCATCGAAGGAGAGGCAGGCGGCGCTCATACAGGGCGCGGACTACATTGACCAGACCTTCCGCAACCGCTACAAGGGCCAGCGATTCAGCTCCGACCAGCGCCTGGAGTGGCCGCGGATCGAGGTGTTCGACGAGCTGGGCAACATCACCACACCGCCCGCCGGCGACGCCGGCAGCATCCCGGAGGAGATTGGCAGCGCGTCGATCGAGTACGCCTTCGAGGCGGCGACCGCGCCGCTGGCTCCGACCCCGGTCGTGGACGATACGGGCCGCGAGGTTATCTCGAAGCGGGAGAAGGTGGACGTGCTTGAGGAGTCGACGCAGTACCGCGACATCAGCACGCCCAAGTTTCGCAAATACCCGCGCGCCGAACTGGTCCTCCGCCGCTGGCTGAAGCGGGCCGTCGCCGGCCTCACGGTACGGGTGTGACATGGCCCTGCAGGACACAGCCCTCCGCTTGATCCGCAAGTTCGGCGAGGACCGGCAGGTCACGCTGAAGCAGCCCACCACGGCCCCGGTGGACCCCGCCAAGCCGTTCGACGTCAACCCCACGGCTACCACGACCAACACCACCGTTCCGGGCGTCGTGACGCCCATACGGCGCTCCCTGGTAGACGGCAACTCGGTCCGGCAGGGCGACGAGATCGTACTGATCGCCGGCATTTCGCTGGGCTCCATCGTGCCGACCACCGCCGATACGATCACCGACGAGGGCGTCGACAAAAACGTGATGGACGTCGTTCGGGTGCATCCCGGCAAGACGGACTTTCTATACAAGCTGCAGGTCCGGGCTCCGTAATGGCCGTCCGCAAGCGATACAACTCGCGGGAGATCACCGTGCAGCTGGAGCGCGAAACCCTCGAGGATTTCGGCGAGACGGCCTTCGCCATGCTCCGCAACCTGATATTCGCCAGCCCGGTGGGCGACCCCACGACGTGGCAAAACCCGAACAGCGCTCCGCCTGGGTACGTCGGCGGGCACTTCCGGCGCAACTGGGTCGTGTCCATCGGCGGTTTCAGCAACCTCATCCGGCCCGGCACCGATGTTGCCGGCGCCTCGACCGCCGCCGAGGGCAAGCGCACCATCGACCAGCACACCAGAACGCGCAGAAAGGGTGTGAAACTCGTGCTGCAGAATAACGTCCCATACGCGAATCGCCTCGCGCTGGGTCACTCCGAGCAGGCCAAATCCGGCTGGGTAAATCGGCAGGTCGACGCCGCATTGATCGTCCCCACGGGACGCAGGGATCTCAGGTAATGGGCGCATCGACACGAACACCGGCAGAGTTCCGGGACACTGTAAGGACTGCGTTTTCAACGTCCTGGACTGCCGCCGGGGAGGCCCTCGACATAGTGGCGTGGGACAACGTATCTTTTAACCCGCGCAATCTGCAAGCGTATGTTTTCGCATCGCTTGCACACTCGTCCGGGGAGATCGCCGCCCTGGGTACGGGCAGCGAGGTGATGATCCGCCGCACCGCAATATTCGCCGCGCAGATATTTGTTCGGCATAATACCGGCCAAGCACGAGCGGACCAGTTGGCAGAGATAATTTTGGACTTTTTGGAATCAGCACGACTTCAGGGTATTCGCATCCGCGATATCGGGCTCACCGAGGCTGGCCGCGTTAACCAGTGGTTTCAGATCAACGTGAACGCCCAGATCGATTACGATTCTTTCCGGACCGTGTGAGGCGGGACAGGCACTTTAGGAGACCGCCATGTCAGACACAAACCGAGTTGGGCTGCGATTTTTCCGCAGCTCTGTACGGACCGCCCCCATCCCGGCCGGTCCCTTCAACCTCAATCAGCTCCGCTACACGGGCACGCCGAACCTGGCCTTCCAGCCAAACACGATCGTGTCGGAGGAGATACGCCCCGATCGCCAGATCAGTGACCTCATCCTGGTAGGCGCGGAGGCCGGCGGAGACACCGGCATCGAGATTTCATACGGGGCCTTCGACCAGCTCATCAGCGGCGCCCTGTTCAATACGTTTGTCAACACCGTTACCAAGCAGGGCACGGGCGAGATCACGGCCTTTGGCGCCGGCACTATCGACGTCGATGACGGCACTGACTTTATCATCGGGCAGGTCACCCGCCTGGAGAACCTGCTCACCGGCGACGTCGGCGACGGCATCTTCGAGATCACGGCCATCGCCACGGACACCCTCTCCCTGAATCCGCTCCCCGGCACGGCGACCACGGCCATACAGGGTACGGAGACGGCCGACGCCGATACCAAGCTGCAGGTCACGGGCTTTGCGGCGCAGGCCAACGGCGACATATCGGTGGTGGTTACCGGCTCCGACGCCGTGTTCCAGTTCCCGGCCGGCGCCCTGGACAATGCAATGGGCAACGGCATCCCGATGCAAATTGGCGCGTGGTTCAAATTCGCCGACTTCACCACCGTGCTGAATAACGTCTGGACCCGGGTGCGGGAGATCGACCTCACGGCCGATACCGTTACCGTGGACGCCCAGACGGGCATGGCGACGGACGCGGCCGCCACGGAGCAGGTTCAGGCTTTCTATGGCAGCCGTATAGAGAATGGCGCGCAGGCCGTGTCGGACCACCAGTTCGCTGTGGAGCGCCGCTTCGAGGATCACACTCCGATCACCCGCGAGCTGTTTCTGGGCATGGCGCTGAATAACTTCAACCTGACCCTTGCGCCGCAGGCTATCGCGATCGGCAGCCTCACCTGGTTCGGCTTCAACAGCGCCGTTTCGAATGACAGCCCGAGCTACCCGGACCTCTATGCCGCCCTGCCGGTGGACGTACTGGCCGACCAGAACGACGTGTATAACACCTCGTCCGACATCGGCCGCCTGGGCCGGGGCGTGGACCCGGTCGACGCCGCGGGCCTCAACTTCGTCACCGAGGCCACCATCGAGATCAACAACAACCTCCGCCGCCAGCCGGCCGTGGGCGTGTTTGGCGCCTCCGGTATTGGCGTCGGCGAACTATCGGTGACGGGTACGCTGTCGACCTATTTCGACAACGACGAGATCCTGCAGATCATCCTGACCAACGCCGAGACGACGCTGGACTTGGTCACGCAGGGGCAGGACGGGCGCTCGCAGGTTTACGATCTGCCGCGCATTAAATTTAGTGCGGGGGCTCCGGACGTGCCTGGTAAGAATCAGGACGTCACGATCCCCGGAACCTATCAGGCGATTTTGTCACCGATCTTTGGCTATACCATCAGCTTCCAGTCGGTGTCTTTCGCCCGGTAATTAACCGGGCCGTTTCGAGGCCCAATAAAGGAGCGACTGTGAGAGTCTACGAGGCATTCGAAACATCAGAACGGTTAGTCAGCGAGGGGCGAGAGTGCGAGATCGAATTCGGCGGCAAGGTAATCTGCAAGGTATGGATCCGTCCTGCGGACCCTTCCTTGAATGCCGAATATCGCAAGGAGCTGGCGGAACTATCCATCGGCCTGGCACGGGGCGAGGAGCTGGACGAGGATACGGACCGTGCCCTGCTGTGGAAGGTTTACGCCCGCACCGTGATCCAGAAATGGGTCTGGACGGACCCGGAGGACAAAAAGGACCCGAAGCTCCGGCTGTCCGAAACCAACGCCATCGCTTTATTCCGGCGCGTGCCCAAGTTCTTCGAGGGGATCCAGCTCGTCGCGCGACAGTGGGCTCAGTTCCGGGCCTCCCACGAAGAGGACGCAAAGGGAAACTGACAGCCGTCCTCGACCACCAGCTCCGGATCGGGGACGCTCAAGTCTCGGACACCATCATCGCGGCGTACAAGGAGCGCGGCTTCACGCCGCCCGAACATCTGGAAGAGCCGCCGGTCATCGAGGCTCGTTTCACCGTGTATTGGGAGGCGTTCCGGGACCTGCAAACCGAGCGCGTCAGCCCGCGCGCCACCATTCCCTTTTCAGCGATCGCACTTTACGCGCGACAGTTCGGCCTGGACGTCGATCGGCTGAAGCGGATCGTGTGGACGGTGGACGAGGTGCTGCTGACGCATTGGAAGGGCGCCGACGCGGCCGCTGAGAGCCAGCAGAAAATAGAACAGGCGCAACGCGCCAGCCTGGGAGCGAAGAAATGACCGATCGCGTAATACGGGTCGTCCTCGATTCGCGGGGCGTAGAGACCGGGGTCCGCCGGGCGCAGGGACCGCTTCGCAAGTTGGACCAGCGCCAGAAAAGCCTCACCACGGGCTTCAAGGCGGCCGCTGCCGCGGCCACCGCCTTTGCCGGCGCCCTTGCTACCCGCGAGATCATACGGCTCACCAACACCTATCAGGGCCTGCAGAACGCCCTGCGGGTCGTAACCGACTCCCAAGAGGAGCTGAACACCGCCAGTCAAACCCTGTTTGAGATAGCGCAGGCGACGCGCGCGCCCCTTGAGGCCACCGTTCAGCTATTCAGCCGGGCCAGCATTGCGGCCGACGAGCTGGGCGCATCGCAGGAGCAGCTGTTCCGGCTCACCGAGCTGTCCGGCAAGGCCCTCGCGGTTTCCGGATCCAGCGCGGCAGAGGCATCGGGCGCTCTCCGCCAGCTGTCGCAGTCGTTTTCGTCGGGCATCGTCCGCGGCGAGGAATTCAACTCCATACTGGAGGGCGCATTCCCTCTGGCACAGGCGGCTGCACGCGGCCTGGACCGGGCAGGCGGGTCGGTTGGCCGGCTCCGCACGCTGGTCATCGAGGGCAAGGTATCGTCGCAGGAGTTCTTCGAGGCGATATTGGCCGGCGGCGAGGAGCTGGACGCGCAGTTCGAGCGCACCGAGATCACCATTTCGCAGGCGACCACGACCGTCCGCAACAGCCTGATCCAGTTTGTCGGCGGGCTATCCGAGGCGTCCGGTTTCGGCAAGGCCCTCGCCGGCGCGCTGACTGGCGTGTCCGACGCGATAGACGATATGGGTAAAGCCTTCACCGCGACCCTGCAACCGCAGGACGAGGTCAGCACGGGCCTGCAGCTATTCGTAACGATCACCCTGGTAGCGATCCAAGTGGTCGACGCCCTCGCGACGTCGCTGGTCACGGTGCTGTCGACGGCCTTCACGGTCCTCGGCGAAACCATCGGTGCTTCGGCGGCCGCGCTTGCGGCGTTTTTCTCTGGCGACTTCGACCTCGCCAGCACCATTCTCGACGACCTGGACGAGCGCAACCTTGACGCGATCACCGGCGCTTTCGGCGGGCTGCAGGAAACCCTGATCGCCGACACCTCGGCAACCATCGAGGCCATCGTCGAGTTGTGGGACTCCGGCTCCCGCGACATCGCAGAGGCCGTAGCCGGCGGCAGCGCGAAGGCTGGCGGCGGCGGCATAGTCGATCCCCTGGTAGACCCGGCGGACTTCCAAGACGCGCAGGACGCCGTGCTGGAGTTTATCGAGGCCCTCGAGCAGCAGGAGCAGGTATTGATCCTGCAGCAGACGCTGGGCGAGGACGCGGCTGCGGCCATCAAGGAGTACAAGGACGGGCTGGCGCTGGCGTCGGCCGAGGCGCAGATATTCAAGGACCTCGCCCCGACCCCGGAGGTGGAGGAGCTGCGTGAGGCTTTCCGGTCGCTGGGCGCCGACGCGGCACAGTCCATACGCGACATCGCCGCGGAGATCGAGGCGGCCGCCCTGTCGGAGAGTTTCGACGACCAGATCGCGGCCCTGATGCTGGAGATCGAACTGCTCGGCGCCGACAACGAGATGCTGGGGATCAACGCCCAGCTCCGGGCCCTGGCCGCCGGCGCAACGGTTGAGCAGGCCGAACAAATCGGTGAGCTGACCGAGGCGCTACTCAACCAGCAGGACGCGCTGCGAACGCAGGCGGATATCATGACGGGCTTTTTCGAGGAGGTCGGCCGCAGCGCCCAGCGGGAGCTGTCCGGGATACTCGCGGATCCGCTTGCCGAGGGGCTCGACGAGCTACCGCGCCGCTTCGCGGGGATCCTGCAGCAGCTGGCAGCGGACGCCCTCGCCAGCGAGATATTCAAACTGCTCATCGGCTTCGGCTCAAACGCACCGGGCGGTGGCCGCGGCGGCTTCCTGCAGTTTGTCGGCGGGCTCTTCGGCGGTGGCTTTCAGGCCGGCGGTACGGTCACGGGCGGCCAGCCGATACTGGTTGGCGAGCGCGGGCCGGAGATATTCACCCCGCCTGGTAGCGGCACCATCACGCCGAATATCAACATCCAGAACCAGCCGGCGGAAAACAACACGACGATTATCAACACCATCGATGAGAGCGTAATCACCGGGGCCTTCCAGTCCGGGGCGGGCGATAACGTCCTGCTCAACCGAATCAGCGCCCGGCGTAACGCCTTCAGGCGAGCATTAGGAGTCTAACGTGCCATTTCTCAACGAACTTTTAGTCGCCAACGGCACCACCAGCCTCGGCCGCATCGTGTATTCCAAAGCCGTGCTGGACATGATCACCAACGACCACGTGGTCGCCCTTGCGGTCAACGCCGGCGGCACCGGCTACGTCGTCGGGGAGACCTTCGATGTGGTTGGCGGCACACCGATTGGCGCGTTTGTCGCACGAGGCATCGTCACGGCCGAGTCAGCGGGCGTAGTAACCGCAGTGAAGTACGTCAGCGCGGGCGCCTATGCCACGCTGCCTGGCGCAACTGGCGCGGCCACGACCAACGCCAGCGCCGCCGGCAACGACGACCTGACCGTGGACCTGACGACGCAGGTAGCCTTCTGGATCCTCGATCGCGACGACTACGTCGATGACCAGACGGATTTCGAGTGGATTTGCACCAGCACAAAGGCGGTCAACCCGGCCACCGTCGGCCTGATCACAGCGACCAGTGGCGGCAACGATGCCGTGCGCCTCATGGTCGCCAGCGGTTTCAACAACGGCTCGACCTTCGACGCGCAGCCTGACGCCTCGCCGGCCAGCGTGTCGTTCCTGAATGTGCCAACCACCAACCCGGAGCTGTTCCTGTCCACCACGGAGCGCCGCGCCAACCTCATGTCCCGGGACGGTAATAACGTCCAGTACGGATGCATCGGCCTGTTTATCCCGCTGACTAACGTGGACGCCTCGTACCCGTTCCCCGGTATGGCCCACGCCCAGAGTCGCGGGGTCCGGGCCTTCACCGAGGCGTGGAATCCGGACGGCAACGGCTCGGTCAATGCCGGCGTCGTCAATCCGGGCCAACGCACGTCGGTGGCCCCGCCGTATTATTACCGCGACAACCTGTCCACGCAGTGGCTCAACATCGCGGTGACGGCGACCGCCGGCGCGGCCACGTCGCAAATGTGGCCGAAGCTGCAGAACATGGCGAACTACTTATTCACCTTTGCACCGCAGGTCGACGGCAACACCACCACTCCGCCGGACTCCGGACAGGGTATTTTCGGCGATAACTCACAGGGCTGGTTCGAGGACAACGACGGCAACTTGGGCGGTATCCAGGGCGTCACCGACTACGGCACCGGCAACCAGATGTCGTTTGTGGTCACCGCTCACATCATCAAAAACCGCGCCGGCGACGTATCCGTTATCGGTTACATCGACGGCTACGAGAACGTCCACGCCATTGGCCTGACGGCGTTTGAAGAGATCGAATCGTTCCAGTCGGCCAGCCGTTACATCGTGTTCCCCGACACCAACACATCAGAAACCGGCCAGTGGGCCGCAATGGAGATCATCTAATGCCGCACGAATTTGTGATCGGCGCCTTCGAGCCCGGCGATGACGACATGGGCGATTTCATACTGGACCGCTGGCTGCCGTTCGCGCGCGACGAGTGCAACTGGGTCGACAACCGGGCGCCGACGGTTGGCACCTTGCCCGACATCGAATGCTGGACCCACCGCGGCACCACCGGCTCGCCGGTTTCGCCATTCGTTTTCTTTCGCACCCACGACCGCCACCTGAATATCTTCACTGGCACCGGCGTGAACTTAGCCGAGGAGGTTTACGACCAGCCAGGCAACCCGGCCAACGCACCACGCACGACGGGTTTCGACCTGCCGGCATCGGGCCGCATCGGCAACACCCTGAAGACCTGTTTTGTCAACACGATCGTGGGCCCCTATCAGGGTTATTGGCTGTTTTGCGATACCACCGGCGAGTACATTTACTGCGTCATCAAGGTCAGCGCGCGCGAGTACAGGCACTTCCACATCGGCCGGCTGCGGCAGATCGACGGTGGTGACGATATCGACCCGCAGAGCTTTTTTATTACCGGCCATTTCTGGGAGCAGCTCGGCAGCAACGCCTATGACTTCACCTTCAGCGGTCAGGGCACGCCGGTCCAGGCGGAGTCCGCCCCGTACAAATCCAACCACCGCATCCCGTTCCGCAATACGTTTTATCAGGATGGCAGCTTCGGCAGCATGGTGGTCAACACGGCGCCGGGCTCGCGCTTCTACATCCCCGGCTTTGCCGGCCACGCATACGACTGGTATCACCCGGACGAGGGCAATGCGCTGACCACCACCGCGGGCGCCGCCGTCAAGACTGTCGGCACTATCGGTACGCCCACGACCATCGGCCAGTGCATCACGAATTATTACGATCAGGGGCTCGGCGCTGTGCTGTTCGCCTGCGACCGTAATTTCACGGCGAACGCCAACGTACTGGTGCCGATCTATGTGGGCGTGCAGCGAGACTTCGCTGGCGACGTCCGGCTCGGCATCGCCGCGCAGGTCCCGGATATTTTCCGCATCAACATGCGCGACTTTTCGCCGGAGCAGACGATCACCGTATCCGGGCAGGACTATAAGGTCTTTCCCGTGATCAACAACGACAGCCAGAACATCCTCGACAGCGAAGGTTACAGTGGATGGGAAGGGCTCGCGTACAGGGTTGAAACGGATCCGGTGGTGTAGATGGCAACCGCCGCCGCCAGTCCATTCCAGCGGCTATTCTTCGCGCCGGGCAATCCGCAATTGCCGACGCTGCCCGGCCCGTCGGATCCGAAAGACGGGCTCGCCACACCGTTTGCGACCACAGCCAGCGTTCGATTCGGGCTCGGCCAGCCGAACGTGCTGGAGATATTCGGTGCGGGTCCAGGCGTCGCGCGCGGCTTCGCGCAGACCTATCTGAACGGCATCGGCGGCTCGCCGAACCCGGTCGATTGGGGCAATATCACCGCCACCAAGACGCGCATCATCACCGTCCACAACACCCACCGCTTCGCCGTCGAAGTGCAGACCGTGGACGTGTCAGACGTTTCCGGCGTCACCCTGCTCACCCCGGGGCTGCCCGTCAACGTGCCGTCGTTCGGCAGCATCGTGTTTACGTTTGAGGCGGGCCTCGCCGGCGACCCGACCGTGGATGGCGCCGTTATTTTCAACCACGCCCTCGGCCTGTTCCCGATCGAGATGGTTGGCCGGCGCGTGATCATATTCAATACCATCCCGCAGCGGCCGATCACTGAGCAAGTCACCTTCGGCACTGACGTGATGATTTCGAGTGATGGCACTGAGCAAGTCATGGGCTTTCGGACCACGCCGCGCTCGGACGTCAAATTCCTGATTCGCCATACGGACGACGAGGAGCGCACCCGCCTGCTCAACGATATCCTCGGCGCCGCATTCCTGCTGCAGGGCGTGCAGGCGTGGTGGCAGGCGTCGCGCGTCACAGCGCCGGCCCTGGCCGCCGCCATCACGGTGCAGGTCGATACCGAGGGCATGGAGATCGCCGCCTTCGATACGATGTCTGTGTCGCTGCCTGACCGATCGGCTTTCGAATTCGAGGTGCTGAGTTTCGACGCGGTATCCATCACCGCCAGCGACGTGTTCGGCACGGATATCGTCGAGGACTCGTACATCATGCCGATCCGCTTCGGCTTCCAGAATAACAAGGTCGACCTGAATACCTTCGCGCTCGGCGCCGAGGATCTATCGGTCCGGTTTGTGCTGCACGAGTACCGCAACATCGGCAACGTGGATCCGGCCTTTTTCGACGCGCACCCGACGGACGGGCTGCCGATACCGAAGGCGGACCTGTTTTTCGACGCCCGCGCCCGCGGCGCCCGCATATCCAGCAATCAGCCGCGCCTGGACGGCGGCACCGGGGCAATATTCCAGAACCGCTCGGAGCTGCTCGGACGGCCCGGACAGGCGATGCTTGTGCATAGCCCGGACCGTGCGACCACCTTCGCTTGGCGGACCTTCCTGCACGCGCAGCGGGGCTCGTGGGGCCAGTTTTACGTCCCGACCGGCACCAACGACCTGCCGCTCGTGCCGGCGGGCTTTACGCTCGGCGGTAACACGTTTGATATTCCCAACATGGGCGTCGCCAACCTGATCCAGAACGTGGCGCCGCGCCGCGACGTCAAACTCACCCTCGAGGGCGTGGTGTCTTTCCGGCGCATCACCTCGGTGGTCGACAACGGCGCAACCGAACGCGTCACCCTGGACGGCGTCGTTACGGGCGCCGGCATCGTGCTGCCGGAGGACGCCAAGATAGAATGGCTCACGCTGTGTAGGATGGTGGGCGACTCGGCTACCTTCAAACACGTTAATCGCAACGTCGCGGAGATCCGCTTCAGCATCCGCGGAGTAATGCTGCCATGACATTCGACGCCTTTGAAACCGCCGACGGCACGCCGATCGAGTTGCTCACCTTCTCGAATGGCACGGAGCAGTTTTTCTCGACCAACGCGATCGTGCCGTTCCAGAACGGCGCCAACCTGCACCTGCCGCTGGCCTACGAGCGCACCGCGTTCGCGCAGTCGAAGGACACCGACGACACCAATATCCGCATGACCGTGCCTAACGACTTTGGGGTCGTGAATCTGTACGCCGGCGTCCTCACCTCGAATCGCACGCTCTGCACCATCGAGCGGTTTCACCTCGACGACCCGGCCAACCAGATCCAAGTGGTGTGGAAGGGCGTCATCGCCTCGCTGGAGCATCAGGAATTCGAGGTGCAGATACTGCTTCGGCCGCTCACCACCGGCACCGAGCAGACCCCGCCGGATACCTTTTCCGGGCTGTGTAATTCGTTTTTATTCGAGAGCCCAGGCTGCGACCTCAACCGCGACGACTTCCGCTTTATTGCCACGCTGTCCGCGGTCAGCGCCGACGGCCTTGAGCATACTTTCAACGGCCTGCGGAACCAGGCGGAGACGTTAGACCTCGCGCTGGCCTCGCCCACCGGCCCGCTATCGTCTGCGGAGCTGGATATCTATTGGCAGGGCGGCCACCTCCAGACCGGCGCGGGAGAGATACGCTCAATCATCGAGGGCAACGTGGGCGCCGATCCGGATACGATCCGCGTCGACCTGCCGTTTCGCAACTTCATCGTTACGGACGGGGCTAACGTGTTTGCCGGCTGCGACCTGTCGCTGGCTACCTGCGCCAAGAAGTTCGACAACGCCATCCGGCATCAGGGATTCCCATACATCCCGGAGCGGGATCCTGCCAACACGGAACTGCCGCCGGGTACGCGGACGTCCTCTTCGAGCTTCGCGGGGTGAGATAAATGGCTTTCTGGTTTCAACTATTCCTCTGGGTCGTATCGTTTGTGCTGTCGGACTATTTCCGAGAGAAGTTGCCGTCGCAAACCCCGTCGGGCGTCGGCGATTTCGACATACCCACCGCCACGGAGGGGCGCGTCGTTCCGATCATCCCAGGCGGCACGGCCCGGATAAACGCGCCGAACTGTATCTGGTATGGCGACTTTGCCGCCATCGAGCGCACCGTCACCACCGGCATTATTTTCCAAGAGGAGGAGACGATCGGCTTCACCTATGAGCTGGCGCTGCAGTACGCCCTGTGCAAAAACGAGGTCGCCGGCATGACGGGCATCTGGATCGGGGACGATCGCGTGTTCGACTACGTCGCCGATGCCGGCGGCGTTCCGCAGACCGTGGTCGACGTGGACCGCGACGACCTGTTTGGCGGCACCGATAACGGCGGCGGCTTCGTCGGCCGGGTGCGGCTATTCACCGGCTCAAATACGCAGGGCGTGTCGACCTTCCTTGACTCGAGGATCGATCCCCTGCCGGCGTACACCGGGACCTGCTATGCCATGATCACCGATCTGACCGAGACGGTCGGCGCGAACATCGGCGAGACGAATCAGCTCCGTTACATCCGCATCGAACTGCAGACGTTCGACACCATAGCCAACGGCGGGCTCGGCGACCGGCTGCTGCTGGGCAACGACCACCACTTCATCGGGCAGGACGCCAACCCGATCTCGGTGGCATACGAGCTGTATCTGAACGTCCGCTGGGGCCGGGGCTTTCCGGCCTCCGACGTATCGCTGACGAGCTTCCAGGCGGCCGCCGAGACCTGCTTCACCGAGGGCATTGGCTACACGCAGGTCATCGACGAGCTGACCAGCACCGGCGAGATACAGGACACGCTGGAGCAGCACATCGATGGCTATATCGGGCCGAACCCCATCACCGGACAGATCGAGGTCACGCTGGCGCGTTTCGACTACGTCCTCGCGAACGAATTCCAGGCGGGCGAGAGCAATATCGTCGCGGTCAAAAAGTGGAGCAAGGGCGACTGGTCGGAAACGGTAAACCGGATCCGGCTGCGCTACAGCGATCGCGACAAGGACTGGAACGAGAGCCACGCCATCGAACTGGCCGCCGGCAACCGCATCATTCAGGGCGTCACCGTCACCAAAGAGCTGCGGTTCCAGGGCGTACACAACGCGGACGTCGCCTCGAAGATTGCGGCGCGTACCAGGCGCGGGCTTACCAAGCCGCAAGCCTCTGGCACCATTGAACTGGACCGCACTGCCTACCTGCTCCGCCCCGGCGGTGTTTTCAGTTTCACCAGCGAGAAAGTGAACGAGGACAACCTGCCCGTGCGGGTCACGAAAGTCAGCATTGGCAACGTGCAGAAAAACACCATCATCGTCGAGGTGCTGCAGGACCTGTTCGACATCGACACGCAGACCGTAGCCCCGCCACCGGCGACGGACTTTGTGCCGCCCATACAAGTGGTCATCCCGTTCGACGTCGCAGACCAGGCCGCCACCGAGCCGCCGTTTGTGCTGATGCGGCTCAACCCGCTGCCGAACCTCGTGCCGCGCGTGGCGACGTTTGCGCGCCGCGCCCCGGGTAACACGCCGACGGAGTACGAGGTCATCCGCCGCACCGGCAACCCGCCCTCGGGCGCGTTCACCTCCACTGACTTTGTCACCGGCGGTTTCATGCAGGTCGGTACGCTGCGCGACAACGAGCTGGGCTGGGCGACCGGCAACGGCGGCAAATCCGTGCAGATAGACCCGATCGGCGCGGCCAGCCTCGATGGCCTGATCGCCGCCTACAGTCCCACCAACCTCAACGCGGCCGGCATCGCGGTTATCTCTCCGGGGATCCCGGCGCTGGAGGAGTGGATCGCGTTCGAAGAGATCGTCGACGACCTCGGCGGAATACGGCTCGAAAAGGTATGGCGCGGCTGCATGGACACCAACCAGAAGGCGCACACGATCGGCGAGCGCATCTGGTTTATCTGGACCGGCGGCCTCGGCATGGGCGAGGAAACATACGCCCCTGCAGTCGGCGTGGAGATGAAGTTCCTGCCGCGCTCACCGACCGACGCGGTCCTCGAGGCGGCGGCTACGGCACTGCCGGTGGTCGATATCCGCGGCCCGGAAACGTCCGGCCGGCAATCGAAACCGCTGCACCCGCTCACCCTGACCATGAACCTCAACGAGCTGCCGCAGGCGGCGGACGAGATAGACTTCGACCGGCTGATCACCTCCGGCCCGAACGCGACGCTGCCTGGAGCCCAATGCGTGCCGCAACTGCGCGCCTTCAATACGCAGGGCATCATCGCCTCGGTGATGGGGCTTGCGTTCGACGGCACCGGCTTCAACCCGGACGACGTCGTCGGCCAAGTGCTGGAGACGGAGATCTGGTTGCACAACCTGGACACCGACCCGAGCGCGAATCGCACCAACGCGGTGGTGCACAATCCGCTGCAGGCGCAGCTCACCGCCAACGACCAGTTCGAGCTGCTGAAGTCCGACATTCTCGCTGCCGGCGTGGAGGGCTTCCAGTTCACCGCCCGCATCGATCTCGAAACGCGGCACAGCCCGGCGGGGCAGTTTCCGAACCAGATCAGCTACGAGTCGATGCAGTTCGATTTCATTGCCATTGGCGTGTTCACCGTGCTGCCGGCGGACGTCATCCTGCAGTCGCATTTCGACGGCGTGGACGCGGCCACCGAGGCCGACGAGGTCGGGCCGTTCAACCCCTTCATTCAGTTCAACGGCGCGGCCGAAATAGACACAGCGGAGTCGGTGTTTGGCGGCGCCAGCCTGCTGCTTGACGGCATCGACAGTTTTGTCCGCCTGGCGCTGCCGCCGCGCTGGGATATCGCTACCGAGTGGACGGTCGAGCTGCGCGCGCGGTGGACGGCGGACCCCGCCGGCACGACCGAGCTGGTGAGCCAGATGGACGGCGAGCGCAACTCGTGGACCATCAACTATGTCGGCGGCGCGGACAACTTCCAGTTCGGCCACTCGACGACCGGGGCCAACGGGCCGTTTTTCACGGCCATGCACAGCGGCACGTTTGTGCCGAACGCCGGCCAGCAGTACGCGCTGGCTTTCTGCAAAGAGGTGGATGGCACCATTCACTGCTTCGTGGACGGCGTGCAGGTCGGCTCCACCGTCAGCATCACCGTCAGCTGGTTCCGGTCGAGCAACGACGTGCTGCTTGGCGCGCGTAATTTCGCGGGCTCGTTGAACGCGTTTTTCGACGGCCATTTCGACGAGTTCCGGATGACGCCCAAGTGCCTCTATCGCGCCAACTACACCATCGACACCGTGGCCTTCAAGGACAGCCGGCGGAACTATCCGCTGCTCGCGCACTTCGATGCCGCCGACGGCGCGGTCGCGTACACCGACGAGTCCCTGTACCAGAACGTGCTGCTCTTCGGCGCGGCCACCACGCAGATCGATACCGGGCAGTCCATGTTCGGCGGCTCCAGCCTGGAGATGACCGGCGTGGACGGCACCGGCCCGCTCGGCACGGGCGACGGCATCCTCCTGCCGTATCAGGACGGCCAGAACCTCGGCCGCGACACGTGGGTCATGGAACTGTTCATGCGGTTCCGGACGCTGCCCGACGGCGACGGCTCCATGCTGCTGTCGAAATATAACCGCGGCGGCAGCAACGTCGACTGGTACTGGTGGGTCAACACCGATCTGTCGATCACGTTCAGCCATACGCCCACCGGCAACGTCGCACAGCAAAACTTCGACACCAGCCCGACGCAGACGATGGTCATCGACACCTGGTATCACTTCGCCGCGCAGCGCCGGGGCAACGACCTCGAGATGTATTTCAACGGCAACCGCGTGCTGCTGGAGGTCGACGCCTTCCTGGACGGGGTCGGTTACGTCGGACCGCTGAATCAGCTGGACGACAGCACCGCCCGGCTGTCCATTGGCTCCGCGCATAACGTATCGGTCGCCACGCGCTACCGGGCCAACGATGGCTGGATTGACGAGCCCCGCTTTGTCCACGGCGTGCTGCCGTACAACGGCTCGACGTACCCGGTCCCGACTGCCGCGAATCCCGATGCGCGCCGCGTACTGACGGAGGCGACGCAGGACCCGCTCATGCTCCTGTCCGGCTGGGAAAACGTGAACGGATTCGCCACCGACAACATCATGCAGACCGAGGACTTGGGCGGCGCCCGGATCGTATTCGCCGACGGCGCCAATATCGACACCGGCGTGTTCAAATTCGGCAGCAGTTCGCTGGACCTGGACGGGGTCAGCGATCAGGCGCAGTTGCATTTCAGCGAGACCCGGCACCTCCTGCGGGCCAGCGACTTCACCATCGACTGCTGGGCCGAACACGACCTGCAGCCGCACGACGACGCCAACGGCGGGCACTGCCTGATGTCGAAATGGCTGGACAGCAACAACACGCGCGAGTGGGCCTTCTACCTGGACGACGCCGGAACGACGACGGATCTGGTGTTCGCATGGTCGATCGACGGCACCGCGATACAGACGGCATTCGTGGCGGCGGTCACGATCGTGCCGAACCAGTTCCATCACTGGCAGGTCGTGCGGCAGGGCGCCACGCTGTTTCTATTTCAGGACGGCGTATTGCAAACCCTGGACGGGGCCAGCGATTCGATTTCGGGCGACACCATCTTCAGCGCCGCCAACGAGATCTGGATTGGCCGCATGAACAACGGCGCAACGGATCGGGAGATGGACGGGCATATCGACGAGACTCGTATCACGCGGCAGGCGGAGAACACCGCGACCTTCACGCCGGAGACCGCCCCGTACCCGCGTCCCACGCTGCCCTTCTTCTAATACCATGCCCGCGAAAGGACAAGCAGGGCACACACGTTGCCGATTAGGAGGACCCAATTGCCCGAAATGGCCGCCTGGACGGCGAACGCCCCGCA